CGGATGATGTAAAGGCGGGGGCGCTCGATGCAGATGCGCGGGGCGTCTCTGTCTATACATTGGTACAGAATACACCGGTGATCCGTGACGATGATCTGATCGTCCGCATGCTGATCCTGTATTGCCAGGGGGAAGAGGATTACAACGGCAAAGGGCAGCAGTATACGAAGAAATATGAGGAACTGCGGGATGCATTAAGTCTGATTGAGGAATACAGAAAGAGCGATGAGGAATGAGATCATAACGCTGATAACCGATAAAGGCAAGACTTACGACGAAAGCGGTTTCCCGGCCGCAGAGGCGGAAGAGACACTGGATGTATTTGCCATGGTGAAATCAGTGAGGGCATCGGAGTATTACGAGGCCATGCGGTCGAACCTCAAGCTGGCATATATCTTCGCGGTGGATCCGGATGATTATAACACCATGATCCTTACGGTGAGCGGGAAAAAGGTGCAGCCGTCACTGGTAAGCTATGACGGCGACCGGTACCGCATTATAAGGACATACCGGACGGACATGGGAGATCTGGAACTGTCATGCGAAAGGGTGGAATGATGGCAAGGCTGGATATTGAATTTCAGGGACTGGGGGAACTGCTAGACCAGCAAACGGACGATCTGGCGAAGGAAATGCTGGACGAAGCCGTGCCGGTGCTGCAGGAAGAAGTCAAGAAGGAGCTCCGGAAAAAGATTAAGCATGAGGGAGAGTCCGAATTATTGGACTCGATAAGGCATAATAAGGCAAAGCAGGCAAAAACCGGCAATTATATTGTCAATGTCTATCCAACAGGATATTCCAAGACGAAGATCTACCACCACACGAAGACAGGGAGAAAGCATAAGGTGTCAAATGCACTGAAGATGATCTGGAAAGAGTACGGAATACCGGGGCATCAGTCCCCACAGCCGTTTCTGGAGACAGCGACTAAGAACGCGGAGGAAAAGACACTGGAGATTATGCAGAAAGTGTACGACAAAAGGACAGGCGTATGAATCTGAACCCGATTTTACAGAGTATTGCAGGAGGAATGGGGTATCCGGCGGCACAGGACATCTACGAGGGGAAAGAAAGGAAATACATTATCTACACCTACGAGGATGAGAGAGCATCGTATCACGGGGATGACGGGTGGGAGGAAACCACTGTATCCATGCAGGTACAGCTTATCACACCAAAGGATTACAACTATTTCGCAGACAAGGCGGCACTGAAAAGGCTGCTGGAAAACAACGGTTTTTCGGTCGAGTACATTCAGTCATTTTTGACGGATACATTGACGGGTACCGATCGGGTAAGACAAACGGTATTTTCCGTGTATTACACGGGAGGAGAGACATAAAAGGAGGATAAGAAAATGGCATTTTACGGATTATCAAATCCCTACATGGCGCAGCTGGACGCTACAGCAGAGACCTACAGCAACGGATTCAAGTGCGGTAAGGCAATTTCTACCGCAGTGACGCCGAACTATTCCAGCCAGTCCCTGTATGCAGATGACAGCGAAGCGGAGCGCGTGGATGAGTTTGTCAATGCAGCGGTGACTGTAGGAACAGACAGATTGCCGTCCCAGGCGGCACCGATCCTTTTCGGACACACGCAGACGGGCGGCGAGGAAGTATCGAAATCTTCCGATGCGGGTAGGTATGTGGGATATGGCTTCTGGGTGTCCAAGATGGAGGACGGTGTAAAAACCTATAAGGGCGTGGTGCTCCACAAGGTGAAGTTTACCGAAGGCGAGGAATCCTATCAGACCAAGGGTGATCAGATCACCTTTCAGACGCCGAACCTGTCCGGAAATGCTACTACACTGAACGATGGTACATGGAGGACGAAGTCTCCGGACTTTGTACAGCTTATCAATGCGGATGTATGGGTTCGTAATATGCTGAATATTGCCGTGACCTATACGCAGGTGACGGATCCGGCAAGCGGGGCAAGCCCGAAGGCGGAGGGATGGTATGAGAGAACCGGTACCGGAACCACAGAGGATCCGTATGTATATACGCTTTCCACAGCTACGGAAGTAGGATCCGGAACATACTACAAGGCGGATGCATACAGCGCAACCTGAAAGAAGAAAGAAGCCTCCCGGGTAACTCCGGGGGGCAAATTATAAGGAGAGGCATGGAATTAGCGAGGATAAAGATAGGAGACAGGGTATTTCCGTTTCGGATAGACCTCACAGTGCTGGAACAGATAGAAGAACGCTTCGGAACCGTGGAGCAATTCGAGCAGGAGCTTGTAGGCTGGCGGTTCAAGAGAGATGAGGATGGACGGTTTGTGCGGAAAGGAAATGGTGACATAGCGATCACCATAGTCAAACCGAACATAAAAGCGCTGATATTTATACTGCCCAGGATGATCAACAGAGGAATCAAACTGGAAGCACTGGAAACAGGGGATAAATACGAACCTGTGGATCCGGATATCCTCATAGGGGAATGCGGAACAGATCCGGCAGAGCTGCGAATGGTCGTAGTAGAAGAATTAAGGCGGTGTTTCGGGGTAAAAAAAGATATGCCGGGCAGAAAAAGAGAGAAGAATTACAGCCGATAGATTTTGCCTGGCTGAAAGTCGTTGCATTACAAATCGGCTTTACTTTTCAGGAATATGGGGCGCTCTATTTCGGAGAACTCCGTGACATGATGGAAGAATGGAAGAAGATAGAGAACAGGCGGACGCAGAGACAGATATACAGTATCAGCGAAGAACCGCCGGTTGATGATATAGATGAGCTGTGAGGTGCTTACATGGCAAAGAAAGGCACAATAGGCGCAAAGATTGTACTGGAAGGCGCAGGAGAATATAAGAAGAGTCTGAAAGAGATTGCGGACGCGGAGAAAGTGCTTGCGTCCGAGATGAAAAAGACGCAGTCCCAGTATAAGGATATGGAGGACAGCGAGGAAGCTCTTAAGAAAAAGCATCAGATCCTTACGGAACAGATCGAACTCCAACGGAGGAAATACGCGGAGCATCAGAAAATGGTGGAAGCCTCCGCGAAGGCACAGCAGGAATACGCACAGAAAACGGAGAGCCTGCGCTCAGCTCTGGAGAAGGAAGAGAAAACATTAAAGGAGCTGGAGGAATCGTCTGAATCTTCTGAGGATGCCATCAAAGCACAGGCGGAAGCCGTAGAAAAGCTGAAAGAAGAGCTTTCCAAGAGCGAAGCCGGATATGATGCTGCAGGAAAGAAGATGCAGCAGTTCCAGATCCAGGCGAATAATGCGGAAGCAGGTATCTACAATCTGGAGCACAGCCTGGATGATGTACAGAAGGAACTGGATCAGACAGCAGATGAGGCGGGAGAAGGCGCAGGAGCTGTCGGAGAAATCGGGGAAGCAGCAGAGGAAACAGGCGGGAAAGTTTCTTCATTGGGAGATCTGATAAAGGCTAATCTCACCTCTGAGGTCATTATCCAAGCAGCAAAAGCCATAGCAAACGGGATAAGAGAGATAGCATCTTCAGCAATAGAGGTAGGCAGCAGTTTCGAGGCGTCAATGTCACAGGTTGCTGCTACCATGGGAATTACTGCATCCGAGATCGCAGGCGGTTCGGATGCTTTTGACATGCTCACCGAGGCGGCAAAGGCTTGCGGTGAGTCAACTAAATACAGCGCGTCAGAGGCTGCAGAAGCACTGAATTATCTCGCACTGGCAGGATATGACGCAGAAAAGGCAGCGGCAACACTTCCTAAAGTACTAAATCTGGCAGCGGCAGGCGGTCTTGATCTTGCCAGGGCATCCGATCTTGTGACAGACGCTATGGCAGCTCTGGGCATGGAGACATCACAGCTTGATGATTATATTGACCAGATGGCAACGACAGCGCAGAAGTCCAACACAAGCGTTGACCAGCTAGGAGAGGCTACGCTTACGGCAGCAGGCGCAGTGGCTACGGCACAGATGGATCTTGCCTCTATGAATGCAGAACTGGGCGTACTGGCCAACAACGGCATCAAGGGAGCAGAAGGCGGAACACATCTCCGAAATGTAATACTGTCACTGGCTGCACCTACCAGCTCGGCGGCGGTAATGCTGAATAGTCTGAATGTAGAGACGGAAGATGCAGACGGCAATATGCGGGATCTTAATGACATACTGCTGGATCTGAACGCAGCACTTTCAGATATGGGAAGCGCAGAACGGGCGAGGGCGATCCGGGCCATATTCAACAAGACGGATATATCCGCTGTAAATGCTCTGCTAAAAGGAACAGGAGGGGAGTTCCAGAACCTGCGCGATCAGCTGATGAACTGCGCAGGGGCAGCAGAAGACATGGCAGAGACCATGAACGATAACCTGAAGGGTAAGATCACCATATTGCAGTCAACACTGGAGGCTCTGGGGATCTCAGCCTATGAGATATTTGATGAAGAGCTGAAAGGCGGCATAGAGAGTGCTACAGACGCAGTGAAACGTCTAAATGAGTCAGTAAAGAGCGGGAATATGAACGCTTCGCTGAACAAAATGGCAGATGCCCTGGGGAATTTCATCGAGAGAGGGGCAGATCTGGCGGAAGAGGTACTGCCGAAGATTATAGACGGTGCGACATGGTGTATTGATAACTTCGAGACGATTGCAAGCCTGATCACCGGCATTGTGACCGCAAATTTGGCAATGAATACCGTTGTTCCCGTTATCAATGCAGCAAGGGCATCATGGATTGCTTACAAGACAGCGGAGGAAGGGGCAACCATAGCACAGTGGGCAATGAATACGGCTATGAGTGCCAATCCGATAGGTCTTGTAGTGACGGCTCTGGCAGGAATCACAGCAGCACTGATC